CAGCGAACCTTCTTGGCTTCTGGGGTCTCTTCGGCTTCCTCGGCTTCCTCTACCTCGGGCTCAACGGGAGCCTGTTCGACGGGAGGGGCGGGGACGGCTGGCGGTGGGGTTACGGGTGCGGGGGCAGGAGGATCGGCTTGGGCGGCTGGCTGGTCACGCTGAATGGGTTCGTCGCCCGGGGCGGCATTCTTCTTCGCCTCATACTCGGCAACAACGTCGAGAGCGGCCTTCTTGATACCACGTGCCTTGAAGCTCGCGGCGGCTTTCAGTGCTTCTTTGACTTTCCCTTTTGTCATAGCTTGTTTCTGGAATGAAACACCCAGCCTCCCCAGCGCCTCGAACAAATACTTTTTGGTGTAGACCCCCAAATCGTGCTTCTGTGCCTCACTCAACTCTTTGGAGTCAGTTCCATAGAGGGCATCCAACAGGGCATCGTATGCCTTCATGATTTCCGAATCCGTTGCCGCTGTTCTGGTCCTCACCATGCTTTTACGCCCTCTACAGTAGCATTTGACAGTCAGATTATCCACAGGAACAAAAAGCCCTCTTGCGAGGGCATCTTTAAGTTCTGGGGGAGATTACTCTCCCCCTGCTGTTTCCACGGGTCACTAAACTCCGCAGGGAACGAATCCCAGCACAACCGTAGAATAACCCTTTCGGATTACGCGGCTGCGGCAAATGCCATAGGCTTTGCGTCTAACGTTGAATGTCCTGTTTTTAACGTGGTAGCCACCCTACGCCACGATTCTCCGGTCGCCTGATTGCACGTGAGTCGAGTGCCGTTTAACCGCCCGTTTGTTTTATGGTGGACGGTAGGGGAGTCGAACCCCTGTGTTCCCGTGAATCCTTCGCCATCAACGAATATTGTTGGGTGTAAAAATGACGCCTTTCTTCTGGATGGTATCCTTCATCCAAATTGGAAAGGTAGCCGCCGAACACCTTCAACCCGAAAATGTCAATGAGCTTGTCTTCTAAAGCTAGGGCCTCTTTTTCAGTGAGCCCATCTTGAACGACTTTGACGGTGGTTTCTAAACCCGCCCGTTTCAACTGTTGCCGCATCTTTCGATGCGTCTCGTTCCTGTTCAGGTCGTGACAACGTTCGCCAGTGCCCTTTCCAACGTAAAAGGGAATATGACTCATGCCGAGCGTTGCCGCAAATGTCGTCTTCGGATTTGACCCCACAGCAATTTTCTTTGCCGTGTCCATGTGCACGTACACGTAGTATTTTTGGTCTTCATCCAAGGTTAAATCCTCGTAGTGGCTGGAAGTGTCTGTTTTCCAGATATCCCCACAAGCGTCTAACCACCTTCCAAACTTGTGCCGCTTACTTTCACGACGGGCGTTCAACTCACCGAGTCGGGATTTCACCATATTCCCTAACCTAGAGATGTCCTCGTAGGAATCCCAATCTACTGTGAGTGTTTTCAGTTTCACGTTGGCCCTCTCGCACAACGACTTTATTTCGAGTGTGGTTGGTCAATGCTCAAACTCGAAGCCGTGACACGCCCGTAGGGGACTCTCCAAAGGAGTTGCCCCGAAGATTGGTGGACCTGACGAGAGTCGAACTCGTGTCTGACAAACCGTCTGGTGCCTGTTGCCCTTGCGGGCTTACGACCATCTATTACATGATACCCGAAGTCGGGGTATTTTAGCTAGGAAATTCGGAAACTTTCTGCTTTCTCATTCTGCGAAGGACAACCCCTTGTTTTTTCAACCGAGACCAAATTGTCGCCGAACTCGCCTTCAATTTCGCCGCGATGACATCCGTGCTCAGTCCGCTGGCATACAAGGCGGCGATCTCATCCCCATGAATATCTCGTCGATAGCTTCCGTTACGTGCCCCCTTGTTGGGGAACGGCTTGTGACCTTTCTTTTTCATAATCAAACTCATAGTTTTCTTCCACTCATCGGTACGCGGTCCTACATACAGGGGTGGGCGGCTGTCTCTTTTCCTCGAAGCACAACTGATTTTTTCTTTGGCTTCTTTCGTGTGCGGCCCCGTAAACCCCTCACCACCACGGCAAATGTTGTAACCGTACTCGGGGTCCTGTGAACGGAGGAAGGTGATGAAGTCTCGTTCAAGGGCATCAAGCTCGGGGCGAGTCTGGACATCGAACAGGAGAGCGTGGATAGACCACACAGAAGGATCGGGGTGTTTACGCATGGAAGCGTACAAATAAGATCGTCCCCCGAGCTTGCGTTTAGCTTCGTAGAACTTCTTTTGAAGATACTGCTTTAAGTTGTCGCCTTTGTGCTGGCCGACGTAATACTTCCCGGTGATGCGGTTGACGATCAGGTAGATGAACATCTCCGACCTCCTCTACTCAATACTGAGGAAGTCGGAATTTTCAGTCACTAATCCCCGTAAGCCTGTGTAAATGAATGCACTCCATCAAATCCTAGACGAGTTTCCAGCACGTTCTCGGGCTCTCTGTCGAACATGTCGGCCTTCGTAACCTTGCCGCCTTTGAAGAAGACCTTGATCCACGTGCCATCGCCCGGGTATTCGGTGTTGCGGGAGTAGATCGCCCAGTCGTCGCCCTTGCCATCTTCGGAAAAAGAACGCTGCTCCATCAAGTGGGCGACCTGCTCTTCGATGGTGTCGCCTTCATAATTATCGGGTGAGACGGCCCCGCGTTTTGGCAGTTCCTTGGCGGCGGCATCAGTTGCCATATCATGAAGAATCCACGTAGCGGCATCTTCGCCAGCCAGTTCCTTAAGGGCGTCGTAGCGGCTCATAAGCGACCGCGAGCCCGCGTATGGGCCTTTGGTCTCCGTCTTCGGATGCTCTTTGATCCACTTGTCGAGGTCAGCGGTCGTTTTGATGCCCATCGCCCTCAACTTGGCAACGCCGTCACGGATAGCTTGGCGACCACCGACCCTACGGAGCAAGGGATTTGAGGCTTGTTTATGCTTCTTTTTCCAGATGCGAACGGCTTCGTTTTCAAATTCATCATACAGGCCAGCGGGCGTGTCCGCTCGATAATCACACTTGAGGTAATCTACAAAATCGTAAATGTCATTCTCTCTATCGCCTTCATTCACCGTGTCTTCGAAGCTATCGACCGCGCCTTGAGCAACTACATGAGTGCGGGGGTCCATCGCTTTCTTGGCTCCCGCCATGTGGCCGGGCTCTGTGATCTCCTGCTCGGGGAGCGGGGCGGGCTGGGGCTCCTTAGTGGGCTGCATTGTGGCGGGATCGAGCATATCCCCTTGTTGGTTGTCGTCTTGGGGCAGGATAATGGGGTCCTGATCCTCGTTTGTCTGTTTGGTGAAAAACGGATTCATCGAAAGTGCCCTCAGTTATGTAGTCAGAAGTAGGATTCTGTGGTGATTATTTTGAAGAAAACTGTGCGAGTCGGACAACTATCGAATCCCTATACATGATTGTCTACATCATCTCCAATCTGATTAACGACAAAGTTTACTTCGGTCAACACCAAGGCACCGACTTGGTTCGCCGATGGAAGCAACACATCAAAGCCGCACAAGCTGGTAGCGGGTTGGTTTTCCACCGAGCCATTAGAAAATATGGCATAGACTCATTTTCCGTTGCTCAGCTTTCGACCGTATCATCTAAAATCGATTTGGATGAACAGGAGATTTTCTTCATTCAAAAATACCAATCTGCGAATCCCCTCTACGGCTATAACATGACCCACGGCGGGCAAACGGGTGGGATGCACGGTAAGCATCAAACTGAATTTCAAAAACAACGAGCAAAAGAGGTTCAAACAGGAAGACTGGTGTCCTCCGATACTCGTAAGAAAATGAGTTTAGCGGCTCAAAATCGGGTTTGTCCCGAATCTCTACGACAAAAACGCCGAGAATTCACTAAAGGCAACACGAACGCTGAGGGAATGCAGCATACCAAAACCTTCATAGCACAACTAAGCAAACGAGTGAAAAACTCTCGCTGGATAAATGATGGGAAAAATGATAAATTAGTAGAAGTGGGTGGGTTGGCTTTTTATCTAGCCAACGGCTGGCAGCTAGGCAGGGTGTTTCATTCTCGTGCTCCTCACTCTATTGAAACAAAGCAGAAATTGAAAGATGTTTGGGCACAAAGAAAGCGGAAAATAAATGAGAACTGAAGCCCTTTTCAGGTGGATCGCCGAGCGTCACGCAATCTACGAGGCTAAAAACGCTGGATACCCGAAACCTTGGACAAACGACCCCATCCTGCAAGCCTACCGTTTCTGCAATGTGTACCGCGAACTCGATAAGGTGACGCAGTGGATCGCCGAGCATTGGCGTCATCCACACGCCTCAGAACCCGAAGTTTGGTTTGCAATGACCGTCGCCCGTCTCGTGAATTGGCCTGACACGCTCGAAGAGCTTGGCTACCCTGTCCCATTCGACCCAACGCATTTCAGCGAAGTGCTTGAACGCCGTAAGCAGGCGAAAGAGAAAGTCTTCACGGGTGTCTACATCGTGCCTGCAAAAGCCGGATTCTCATCCAAGGCGAAATGCCTTGCCAGCGAAGTTCTCAATCCGATGTGGTGTCAACGCAACGACATTACCGAATCCGCACGCACCCTCGCGGAGTTCCACGAACAACTGATGAAGTACAACGGCATGGGCAGCTTTCTTGCGGGGCAGGTTGTGTGTGATACGAAGTACACCAGTCTGCTTAAAAACAGCGTGGATTGGTGGGACTGGGCGTGCAGTGGACCGGGAAGTAAGCGCGGCTTGAACCGCGTCATGAACTACCCCGTGAATCAGAGTTGGCAGGGGTCGATGTGGTCAGACACTATGTCCGATCTACGTCGGCAGATCAAACCACTGATTACCGAAGTGGGTATGCCAGAAATCCACATGCAGGACCTTCAAAATTGCCTTTGTGAATTCGACAAGTACGAACGCGTCCGTCTGGGTGAGGTAAGCCGCGCAACAACTATGCGGGGTTGTCTTAAAGGAACAAACCAAATGCAACTATTGACCGAAGAAGAAGCCTTTGATCTGCTGTGCCGAGCTTTTTACGAGTCTCATCACGAAACGCTCAATCCATACAATCCCCGACATCGAGAAGCCACGTATATTCTCAGCTGCCTCTTGAATGACATGGAAAGTGGTACACTCGAAGCCTACCTTGAAGACGGTAAGGTCAGGGTTCGACCGACCGTCAAGCAGTAGCAGATTTAGTATCCTCGGGGAGCATATCTCTCGCCGACCAATCCCTGCCAATATGCCAGTGATCCCCGCACGGGAAGACCTTAAGCAGTCGCCAAGTTCCACCGCCGCGTCTCATACCCCACAGGGCCACTTTTCCTAACTCCGTGTCGGCTTCTTTCTGCGTGGCGAATCTTTTATGCTCTTCGCATCGCCTGATCTGCTCCATAAAATCTCCTTACTTTTGTCGTCTGAAGGCTTGCTAAGTACAATGGTTTTGTCGTGGATGACTGGCCTTCTTCCATTTCGAGTCACAGATAACGCCCTTCCGCGGGAGGATGTGGTAGCCCAATAGTTCGAACCCGAAGTTCTTGGCGGCGAGGTAAAATTCCGCTGTGGCGAATTGAAATTGTTGTGCGTGTGTTACATCGGCGAGTTTCGCCAACAAGACCCCATTCGGACGCAGAAATCCGTTTCGCCTCCTTTAGAAATGCTGGGTAAGTATGGAACAAATTACCCCACTTGCCCGTTTCTGGGTTTTTTGATTTTACACCAATTCCATATTTAGCGGCAAACTCTGTTTTTGATTTACCTTGGTCGCCCGTGTGCGGTGGGTCATAGGTGATAATGTCAAACGACGCATCGGCGAAGGGTAAATTGGTGTGGTCAGCCACTACATCGGGCTTAACTTCGGGGTTAATGTCCACGGCTACAATTTTCCGCTGAGATTTCCCCCACATTCGTCGTTTGTTGCAGGTTGGGTCGAGGATGTCGGGCTGGGGTTTATCGCAATAGAATGAAATCATGTCATCGAGGAATTGCCCCGGTACGACATCAAACGGTTGCACCGAAAGCAATGGCTTATACGTGACTTCATCACCCATACCCACTAATACTCAAGAATCGGTATCGGGGGCGTCTGGGTCGGTTTCTTTTTTCTTCTTTCGTTTCTTACGGTCCTCAACGATTTCGTCGAGTTCCTGAGCGGTGACGACG